GCCACTGGAGCCGATCCGGGCACCGTAGCCACTGGAGTGTTCTTCACCACTCTCCTGTTTAGTGAGAGCGATTAGAGAATTTACATCAGAGATCACAATCTCTTTCGAAAAAGCCTTATCAAATACATTCTGAGCGAGCCATCGGGCATCGTCGTATTTTTTATCGGCATACAGAGCGGTCATGGTCTCGCCATACTCTGCGCCCTGCGGGAATTTCGCGCTAAACCATGACTTCCCGCTAGAGCAAGCGCCCCACTGGCGCAGCATGCTGAGGGTGATCTGTGCCTTGTTCGCATCTTCGGGAGAAGCCGTCTGCTCGACCTGTGTGTTCATTGCCATAGCCCTCAGTGCTGACCACTAATTCTTGCGATGCGCTCAATACCCTTGGGTGTGAAAAACACCTGCGGGCTAAAGCGTTCGTCGCCATCACGGTCGCGATATGGGTGGAATTTCACGTAGCAGAGGCCAGCCTTCACTTTGTCGGAATAGGCGTTCCACTTTCCGTTCTGCTTGAAGATGAAGCCATTGGCGTGTGCGATGCGTGTGAACTGGTTCAGTGGCATCTGCGCCGCTTTGGCTGACAGATTCAGTGTATAGAGGCCATCACTGCTGGCGATCTTTTCAGCCACTTCTGCTTTGGGTGCGAGTATGGCGTTCTCTGCCTTGAGTTCTTCAACCTGCCGGACAGTGATTTGAAGTGCCTGCGCGACAATTTCCTGTTCACTCAGGGCTGGGGCTGCATATGCGCCAGTCTTTCGGATAGAAGGAATTACCTCTCCAGCAACCCACTTCTGGAACGGAAGCGCCTTTGGCTTATCAGAACGTCCAAGGAAGAAGAAAAGGCCCTGCTCGGTAAGGTAGGCCATTTCTTGATTACCAGAGGGGGTCTGAACCGAAGTGACCCCCCTCCATTCTTCAGGAATATGCTTGAGCGAAGCTGAACCCTTCCAGATATATTCCAGACCTTCAGCGACATCTTTTGCAATCCAGACCACTTCACCATGAACGGTAGCTGTCCTTACTGCCTTATTCTCAAATCGGAAGAGTGTGATCTCGGTCATTGCCCATCTCCGTGGTGATGGGGTTAGTTACGCTTAGAGCCTCTAAGCAGTCAAGGGAAAAAATTAGTGCCGCTGAGCATTTTGCTTAGCTAGAGATTTATTGACTTATGGCCGCGTCAGGTCGCAAATAGAACATAACCAGAACACTTGCGGATTGCTAAGGCTGTGGTGAAAGAGGAATCAAGAACGGATGGGAAGGCCGATGTGCAGAAGTTCGACGACTGCGCGCCTCTTCTCGACAGACAAAGAACGCCAGAACTTCAAAAGGGCCAATTCGTCGGGATCTTCGACGAGTTGACCGTTATATGGGGAAGAGCCGACTGGAGAGATATGGTCTTCAATGGAAAGAATTAGCTTCAAAGCCGCCATACTATCTTCATTTGGCCGGGTAGACCCCAACTCCCACTGAGCCACGGCGCTCTTATTCACTCCGATTTGCTCCGCAAGGGCAGCTTGTGACAGCCCTTTGGCTTTTCGTGCCGATCGTATGAGGTCTTTGATTTCCATGCGGGGATAGTATCGAGAGGCCCGCTTATCAGCACTAAGCAAAAACGCTTTCCTTTTACGCTCAGCAATGCTAAGCGGTTTGCATGAGTAAACATTCAGGAATGATGTTGATACGATCCCGCAGGGGTTTATCCGCGAAGATCGCATCTGGTCTGGGCATAACCCGTGGTGCGGTTGCGCAGTGGAATTCTGTTCCATCTGATCTTGTCGTTGAGATTGAGCAGATCACAGGCCTGCCCCGTGAAGCCCTGCGTCCAGACCTGTATGAGCGCACCCCAGCGCAGGAGCGTGCATGATGGCGGGGCTGCCTAGACTTGAGCGCCTGACGGATGATCAGCGTGCATCCGTAATCGCGGAATATCTCGCTGGGACATCCTGTGAGGATCTCGCCAAAAAGTACGGATACAGCGCTCCGCAGCTCGCTCGGTATGTGCGCCTCAAGGCTCCTGCTGGTCAGTATCGTGGCGCAAACCGCAGCGCTGTGACCGATGAGCAAGCCAAGCAGGCGATTGCCATGCTCAAGCAAGGCCTGAAGCGCAAGGAAATCGCATACAACCTTGATATCAGCGTTGGTGTTCTGTACCGCGCGATCAAGCGCCATGAGGCAGAAAGCGTGATGCAGGCAGGTCGCCCGCGTCATGAGACGATCGCCTTGGTGGCAGACGGTATCCGGCGCGGCTTGTCTCACCGTGACATAGCGAGGCAGCTTGGTATCGCCCAAAGCACGGTCAAGAAAAACTATTACAAGGCCGCGCTGGCACTTCTGTCTGATACGCAGAAGCCTGTCCTTCCTGCGCCGAAACCAAAGCCAACCGTCACGGCGCGGCTGAAATTGTCGTCTGAGCCATTGCCGTTTGGTCATGCAATTCCAGTCAATGCGATGTGGCGCGGCCTTGAACGCTGGCGGAGTGCTGGCGCATGAGCGGCTCTGTCAATAAGTGCATAATCGTTGGCAATCTGGGCAAAGACCCGGATGTGCGCACCAGTCAGAGCGGCGATAAAATCGTCAATCTCACGGTGGCGACCAGCGATACATGGAATGACCGTCAGTCCGGTGAGCGTCGGGAAAAGACGGAATGGCATAGGGTCACAATCTACAATGAGCGTCTGGCCGATGTGGCGGAACGCTTTCTGCGCAAGGGCCGCAAGGTTTATCTGGAAGGTACGCTGCAAACCCGGAAATGGACAGACCAGTCCGGGCAGGAGCGCTACACGACCGAGATTGTGCTGCAAAAATTCCGTGGTGAGCTTGTGCTGTTGGATAGCCGTCAGGATGGCGAGGGCGGCTCCAATGATAGCAATCGGGGGCGCGGTCAGCAGTCCAGCCAGCAACATCGCCAAAGCAACACCGGATACGACAGTAGCCTGAACCAACGTCGCGGCTGGGACGAAGGCGGCTCTTCTGATCTGAGCGATGAAATTCCGTTCTGAGCCGCTCACCCAATGCACCCAACGTCCACCCCTAACTCTTTGGCGACTTCCTGGGCCAGCGCGATGCGTTGCCCCACGGTTGCCCACGGGTGCAGGCGTGACCACAGCAGCGCCGTCCTGAGCAGTGAGATGGCCAGGAATGGCGAGGCTGGGTGCAAGTTTCCGGCTGCTGTGTCAGCCGTATCAAGCGGTGAAAACGGGTTGGTTACATACTCGCCACCAACCTCCAGCGTACCGTATTCAGTCTCCTTCTCCATTGTTTCTCCAGTCTCCCGTTCTCGCAAAACGGAGAATGGAGCAGTTGATGAAGAAGATTTTGGAAAATCGTTCCGCCATTTTGGAAAAGCGTCCAATGCACATGACTGATTCAGTCACGCAGGATGCCCAGACCATGGCCCGAACCATCGTTAAGACGTTCGGGGCAGGCCTCGGCGTCAAAGAGATAATTCATCGTCTGGCATCTGTCCTGAAGATTTCAGACCGTCAGGCGAAGAGCATTTACTACGGCGAGCCAATCACGATCACAGCCGAAGTTTTCCTTCGGATGCTGGCCGCCTATCACCGCAATCTGGGGCGTTTACAGGAGAAGGCCGAGCAGGAAGCCGCCATCTACCGTGCCCTAAATGATGAATGGGAAGAAAAATGGGGAACTTCGTTTTGCGGTGGCGAATTGTCGTCATTCGAAAACGCGCTTGCCGAGCAATGCGCCGAGCCCTGCACTATAGGGAATGGGCTAACTGGCTGAACGAAAAGGCCGACCGGATGCAGGCAAAGGCTGACGCGCTGGCGCGGGAGTGTGGGGAATGACCCCGTTTCCGGTTGAGGAAATCCGTAGCCGCTTGGCTGATGCTGTCGAGTTAGCGGGCAGCCAAAGCGCGTGGGCGCGCAAAACAGGCATCCCGCGCTCGATAGTTTCCGAAGTGCTGTCGCAAAAACGCGACATACCAGAAAGCATTATCAACGCCCTTGGATACATCGTGCGGCCCATGTGCGTGCCAGCGCGGAAAGGAATGAACAGATGAGCGAATTTCCCAGCACACACAACGAGTTCTCCAGCGGCGATGATGCGGCTGTAGGTGGAATTGCGGCTGACCGGCTGCGGTCGATTATTGAGCGCGTGGAACGCCTCGAAGAGGAGCGAAAAGGGCTGGCTGGCGATATCAAAGACATCTTCACAGAGGCCAAATCTGCGGGCTTTGACGTGAAAGTCATCCGCCAGATCATCCGTATGCGAAAGCAGGAACCGGGCGAACTGGAGGAGCAGGAAACCCTGCTTGACGTTTACCGCCGCGCGCTGGGGATGTGACGCAATGAAGATCATAGCAGCAATCGACCCGGGCGCTGGCGGTGCAATCGCATTCCTCAACTGGCGGCATCAGATCATTGAGGTTCTGGATATGCCGATTGATTACGTGAAGGTAGGGCGCACCACTCGGCGCGTGATTAACCCAGCACTTCTTGCAGCACATTTACGTGCTCATGAGCCAGACCATCTCTTTGTGGAGAATGTTTCCGTGAGGCCAGGTGAGGGTGCCGTGGGTGCGTTTTCCTTTGGGCGCGGCCTAGGTGTGATTGAGGGCGTTTGTTCAGCCCTCTGCATCCCCATGACAAAAATCAGACCGCAGGACTGGAAGAGGGGAATGGGCTGCCCCGCAGACAAAGGGGCCGCACGTCAGCGCGCATGTGAATTATTCCCTGCCAATGCGGGGATTTTCTCACGCGTGAAAGATGATGGCAGGGCAGAGGCTGTTATGCTGGGCCTGTTTGGTATTCGTGCGCTGGAGAATACTGGGGTGCCGGCATGAAAATCCTGATCGGCTGCGAATACAGCGGCATCGTCCGAGACGCTTTTATCGAGCGCGGGCATGACGCACTATCATGCGATTTTCTGCCTACAGAGCGCCCCGGTCCTCACTATCAGGGGGACGTGCGCGACGTGCTTGATTATCCTTGGGATATGGCCGTATTCCACCCGCCCTGCACTGATCTGTCAGTGTCTGGCGCACGCCATTTTGCTGCCAAGCGGATGGATGGCAGGCAGCAAGCATCTGCTTCATTTTTCTTACGGCTGGCAAAGTGCGGAATACCGAAAATCGCAATCGAGAACCCGGTTTGCATTATGTCCACCCTGTGGCGTCGGCCTGATCAGATTATCCAGCCGTGGATGTTTGGGCATGGGGAGACCAAAGCCACCTGTCTGTGGCTGAGCAACCTGCCGCCTTTGCGACCGACCAATGTTGTGTCTGGCCGGGAGGCGCGCATTCACAGGATGCCGCCCTCTGCTGATCGGGGGAAACTGCGTTCTCAGACGTATCAGGGCATTGCAGATGCCATGGCGGATCAGTGGGGAGGTGATTGCAAAACCTCACCATTATTCCAGGCGATTCCGGCCCGCGCAGAGTACCCAACACCCCGCAACCCTGCTAATATGGCGAAGGCCGCTGGTTCGGGGGAACCGGGCGGCCTTCTGACCAGTGCTTGAAAGGAACTCAATGCATGGCTGAGCCAGCTATACCGTCAATCAGTGTTGACGTGAAGACAAAACAAGAAGCCTTTGATTGGGCGCGCCAGGATATGATGCGCCTGTTCTTCCATCTCATACAGAGCGGTGTGGATCTCTATACGCTGCGAGGTGAGATTGCTTGCACGATGAATGCAATGCACGGGGCCTTGCAATTGGAGGGGCTTGAATGAGCGCTCGTGCCAGAGATTGGGCATATGCTGTGCAGCTACCCCTTTGCCAAAAATTCGTGCTGGTAGCACTTGCAGAGCGTGCCAATGAGGATGGTGTAGCGTGGCCATCTGCGAGGACCATTTCGGATATGACCGGCGCATGCGACAAGGCAGTTCGTAATGCTCTAAAGCAACTTGAACAGGGTGGTTTTATCGTGCGCATCAGCAGTGGAACGCGCTCCAAAACCTACCAACTGAGCATCGATAAGGGGAATGAGATACCGGTATCTGGTACCGATCAACCGGTACGAGATACCGATAAACCGGTACGAGATACCGCGGTACCAGATACCGGTTACCCGGTACCACATACCAACCAACCGGTATCTGGTACCGGTCAGACCGGCACGACGTACCGACAAACCGTAAGTAACCGTCAAGAACCTACGCACTGTAGCGCGCCGCACGAAGACGATTGGGTCTCCGCAAACTGGATGAAAATCGGGAACGATGTGCTGGCCATAGCCGGTCACAACCCGGCCAACGCCATGACGCCCACTGGCATCGTTCGTCAGTGGCTTGCCGATGCCCGCTCTGTCGGCCACTCGCTTGCCACGGCCCGTGAGGTGATCCTGTCGGTTGTCCAGCAGCGGTGCGACCGGGGGAGCGGGAAGGGGAAGGCACCGAAGTGGTTCAATGTTCCCGTATCCGAAGCCATTCGCTCGGGATGCGTCTCCCATGGCGTTTCAACGGAAATCGTTGACAAGCCGATCAAGGATGCATGGCGTGACCATGTGAATTTCCGGGCCAAGCGGGGCGAAAAGAGCAAGTCCTACGCCGAATTTGCGGCTGAATGGCGACAGAGGAACGCGGCATGAGTAGCGCGCTGACCACATTGCCCCAGTCTGCGGATGCGCCCCGTAACGTAGCGGCCGAGCAGTCCCTTCTTGGGGCAATCCTAACCAACAACGTCGCCTACGAGGCAATCTGCGATGTGTTGGAGCCGAGGCATTTCTACAACCCCATCTACGGCTGGATTTACGAAAAAATCCAAGGGATGATCCAGTCCGGAACGGAGGCCAATCAGGCCACACTGCGCCCGTTGCTGGAAGGGGCTGGGAAACTCGACGCCGTTGGTGGTTACGACGGCATTATACCGATCCTGATGGCGTCGTTTGTCGGGCTGCCAACCGTGAAGGGGGATGCAAACGCCATTCGGCAGGCATGGGTTCAGCGACAGTTGCTTCAGCTTTCGGCTGATATCCGCGACATGGTTGTTTCCCCTGACGACAACACGCCTGACGATGTGGTGGATTATGTCGAGAACGGCCTGCTCACATTGGGCCATGGTCGGCAGGACACCAGACAGTCAACCCTGTTCGATGCAATCAGTCGCGTTCTGGTGGCGTCAGAGGCCGCGTCCAAGCGTGATGGCATTGTTGGCGTTCCGTCTGGCTATGAGGCGCTCGATAACGTGACAGGCGGATTTGAGCCGGGAACCCTGACGATCATTGCCGGTCGGCCCGCCATGGGGAAAACGGCAGCCGGTGTTGGAATTGCAGCACGCTCTGCAATCAAGACCGGCAAGCGGGTGCTATACTGGTCCGGTGAGGTGAGCGCGGAAGCCATCGCCCAACGTCTGATAGCAGCCAAGACCGGGTTGCCGGTGATATGCATCCGATCCGGAAAGAACCGAGGCCGACAGATGGATGATGGCCGGTTCCTTCCCAGCACGCCGCTGCGTCAGGACCAGTTCGATAAGATGGTCGCCGCTGAACGTCAGGCGCTGAACGTGCCGTTGGAGATCAACGACACGCCAGCTATCACCGTTGCGAAACTCTACGGGATTGCCAGGCGGATGGCGCGGTCGAAAGAGGGGTTATCCATGATAGTCGTGGATTATCTGGCCCTTATGCGTGGGACACCGCAGGCACGAAAGCAGGGAAAGTATGCTGAGGTTTCGGAAATCAGTGCTGACCTTCTGGCGCTGGCCAAGACCCTGAACGTTCCGGTGATTGCGCTTCAGCAGCTAAACCGTGAAGTTGAAAAGCGAGACGACAAGCGCCCCTCAAAGTCCGATCTTCGGGATAGTGGAAATCTTGAGCAGGACGCTTCAGTGATCATGCTGCTTTACCGGGAAGAATATTACCTCGACCAGAAAGGCTCGCCTGAGCAGAAGGCAGGTGAGAGCGAAGGTGTATGGCATGATCGTGTCACGCAATGGCAAAATGCCCGCGAAGCCGCCCGTGGCAAAGCCCTCTGGATCATCGACAAAAACCGGCAGGGAGAGACAGCAACCATCCCGATGCTGTTCGATGGCCCCGGAACATGGTTCAGGGACGTCACAGAGGGCGAGAAAAGCCAAGCGTGGTAGTTGGGTGGGAAAAACAACCAGACCGCGCTCAGCGGGCAACGTAGGGGATTTTAGGGGTATGTCTGAATTTGACGAAATTTCGAGCGGGAAGGGGATTACGCTCAAGCCGTTGGTGACGGGGAACGTCGAAATGACCGTGATCTGCGGGGAGTATCAAACCACATCAACACTCACTCCAGCACTGGCCCAATGGCTGATGAATGAGATCGAAGTGTGCCGGTTAAAGGCGGCAGCGATGAAGGAAAACCAGCCATGACCGACACCCTAGACTGGCACGAATGGCCCGAACCAGAACCGCACAGGCCACCAGTCACGCCACACCCAGTCCCGCTGCACGAGAGCGAGCCGGGGTTGACGGATGAGGAGGTTTTGCCTCTGAGGGAAGATTGGTGGAGGGGGCCGATTAAAACCGCAGAGCAGGTCTGAAGGTACAGAAAACACTGTACTTTTTGGGGGAGATGTGATGTCATACAGGCATGACACGCTCCCGGCATTGCCTCGGTAAATTGCGCTTTGAAACGCGGTCGCAAGCACGCTTCCGCGCCAAGCGCATGAGGCAGCGGGAGAAAGAGCCGTTTGAGGCGTATCCATGCATCGAGCGTGGCGGGTTCCACGTAGGCGGCAACACAACATACAGAAAGGCGCGGCCTGAGCGCAGGTGCGCGCAGATAATGGTTGGAGGGTTGGATTAGTCGTGCCTCGAAAGCTGGCAGATGATAATGCACAAGAAAAGCCAAAGCGTGGTCCGGGGAAGCCTTTTGTAAAGGGTCAGGTTGCCAATCCTGCTGGCCGCCCAAAAGGTGCACGCTCTCGCCTGTGCGAAGACTTTTTGAAAGCGCTCCACGAAGACTTCCAGGAGCATGGCGTGAGGGCTATTAAGTCCGTTCGCCTTGAGAAGCCGGAAGTTTATTTCAATGGTGTTGTGAGGCTGTTGCCGCAGCAGTTTGGCTTGGATGATGAAACCAAGGGCGGCCTGACCGTTATCATCAATCGGGGCGATTGATTGCTTACAAAACCCCTCCACCCAATCACGCTCGCATGGTGCCTGATATGCGCTCTGGCTACGTGCGAGACGCCGGGTTGGTATGATGTCGGCGGTGTAATGCTCTGCGCCCTCAGTGCCAAAATACTGATACCGAAATACATTGCGGCATGGCAGAAATAAAGATTCCGAACGCGTGGAGCCCACGTAATTACCAGAGAAATCTCTGGGATTATCTGTCTAATGGTGGCAAGAGAGCGATTGAAATCGCGCACCGCCGTTGGGGCAAAGATGATGTTCTACTCCACCATACGGCATGCGCTTTGTTTGAGCGCCCCGCATCCTACTGGAGTTGTTTGCCTGAATATGCGCAGGCTCGGAAAGCATTGTGGACGGCCATTAATCCGCACACTGGCAAGCGGCGTATTGACGAAGCGTTCCCACATGCGCTCAGGGCCAGCACAAACGAACAGGAGATGTTTATCCGGTTTGTAAACGGATCGACATGGCAATTAGTTGGGTCTGACCGCTATAATAGTCTTGTTGGTGCAGGCATTGCTGGCGTGACGTTTTCCGAGTGGGCGCTGTGTAACCCGTCCGCATGGGGCTACATCCGGCCTATGCTGCAAGAGAATGATGGGTGGGCGGCATTTATTACAACACCTCGCGGGAAAAACCACGCTTACTCTATGTTCCAACATGCTGAGAGATCGGTAGATTGGTTCGCGGAAAGGTCAACGATCCTTGATACCGGCGCATTAACCCCAGAGCAGGCGTCTGAGGCATTGGCTGAGTATGTTTCGATCTACGGCGAAGACATAGGGCAGGCCCAGTTCGAGCAGGAATATCTCTGCTCATGGACAGGAGCCATTCTTGGTGCGTTTTATGCGCGCGAACTGTCTGCTGTGCGCAATGAGGGCCGCTTATGCCAGATAGAAGCTATCCCTGGCTATCCAGTTCACACTTCGTGGGATTTAGGCATCAGTGACGACACGGCGCTTTGGCATTTTCAGGTTGTCGGATCACAAATCCTCGTGCTTGGCTGCCACTCACAATCTGGCGTGGGTCTCGACTATTACGAAAGCTATATGCGCGATACATACTCCGCCAAGTGCTGGACAAAGGGCATAGATTACGTCCCGCACGATGCTAAGGCGCGGGAATGGACTGGCGGACGCACACGCATTGAAACCATGATGGCAATGGGGTTCAACCCGCAACTTGTCCCAAATGTCGGATTGATGGACGGGATCAATGCAGCACGGCGGACAATCCCACTCTGCGTTTTTGATACCAGCACAGAAATGACCGGCTTTTCCGCGCTCGAAAGCTACAAGCGTAAGTGGGATGATGTAAAAAAAGCGTATTCAATGGGTCCAGAACACGATTGGGCTTCGCATTATAGTGACAGCTTCCGGTATCTTGCGCTATCATGGCGCGAGGCTCGGGCGGCTGCACCATCTCCCCCGGCGACAACCATGCAAAACGTGCTTGCGGCTGAGGGCATAACCCCTCCCAAGTTGAGACCAATCTCGCGCCGGAGACGGTAATACGTGGACGAGCAACCTCAGTTTGCCGACACGCTCGAAAACACTGACGAACCAAAATCCTCTGATGTCCTGCTGGCAGCGCTTTCTGATGCGGCCAAGGCGTTTGATGTGTGGTACGGACAGTGTGAGCGTATTGACAAAATCTTCTCCCTGTCCCGCTCCATGTCTGGTTTGTCAGACTGGTCAGACCCTGAGTTTGACCTGTTTTGGTCGAGCACGGAGATCCTCAAGCCTGCGGTATATGCCAGGCCCCCTGCGCCCGTTGTCAGCACACGCTTTTCCATTCGTGACCCGTTTCTGGATCAGGTTTCAGAAATGCTTGAGCGCGTCCTGAGCACCACACTGGATAAGACGTGCATTGACGATGTGATGCAGGCCGTGCGCGATGACCTGATCCTGACCGGACGTGGCGTGTCATGGCTGCGTTATGAGGATGAGGACAGAAAGCGCGTCATTGTCGAGCACCTTGAGCAGCGTGACTTTCTGCATGAGCCTGCCCGCAAGTGGTCAGAGGTAGGCTGGGTCGCACGGTGCGCCTGGATGACAAAGCAGGAAATGCGTGATCGGTTCGGCATGAGCAGCGGATACGCCGATGCGGCCTTTGCCAAGCGCGGTGAAAAATACGGCATGTCAGACAGCAGCGAAAAGGCGGCAGTCTGGGAAGTTTGGAGCCGTGTTGACAAGCGCGTCTATTGGGTCACGGATGGCGTTGAGACCGTTTTGGATGAGTCCGAGCCTTTTCTTGACATCGAAGGCTTTTTCCCGTGCCCAAAGCCCGCATACGCCACACTCAAGCGCCGGTCTCTGGTGCCCGTTCCGGATTACAAGCGCTATGAGAGCACGCTTGAGCAAATCAATGATCTGACAAGCCGGATTTATGGCCTGCTTGATCAGGTGCGTATTCGTGGGCTGATACCGTCCGGTGGTGATGTGGGTTCAGCCGTCCAGTCTCTTCTGGATGAGGCGGACGATGACATGATGCTGATACCTGTTCCTGCATCGTCATTGGTTGGCAACGGTGATATGGTTCAGTGGCTGCCACTGGATATGTTTGCCAATACTGTTCAGGGTCTGATCACAGCACGCCAGCAGCTTATCAGCGATTATTATGAGCTATCAGGCATCAGCGATATCATGCGCGGCGCGTCTGACGCGCAGGAGACGCTCGGAGCGCAGCAGCTTAAAAGCCAATACGGCAGCGTGCGTATTCGCGAAAAGGTGGATGCTCTGGTTCAGCATGCGCAGGCTATCTGTGCCATTGCAGGTGAGATCATCTGCGAAAACTTTGATGCCAAGACGTTGCTTGAAATGTCTCTGAGCAAGATGCCGACTGACAGCGATATCAAAAAACAGATCACCATGGTCAAAAAACAGGGAGAGCAGGCGCTTGCGCATATTTCCGGCCAGATCAGGGAGATTGAGGCGCGCGCGAATGTGCAGCAGTCAGTTGCACAGGCACAGCCGCCAGCGCCGCAGCCGCAGGGAGTGCCCGCGCAATGATGCCGCCCCAGCCTATGCCTCAACCTCCGCAACTGCAACAGAACCAGGTGGCAATGCTTCAGCAGCACGCTATGCAGATCCATCAGCAGGTTGCGCAGCAGGTCCAACAGCTTGAGCAGGCGATTACCATTGATAAGGTGGTAAAATTCCTGCGTGACGAACGGACGCGCTCATTTGCGATTGAGATCGAGACCGACAGCACGATCATGCCGGACGAGGTTGCTGAAAAGCAGTCACGCAATGAGTTTCTTGGCGCTTTCTCTCAGGCGTCGTCAGGTGTTGCGCAGTTGCTTCAGCTTGGGCCATCGGGTGCGGAATTGGCTGGCGGGCTACTCAAGTTTGCGCTCGCGCCATATCGCGTTGGGCGTGAGCTTGATGGACTGATCGAGAAGTTTACCGAACAGGCCCCCCAGATCGTGCAGCAGCAGATGCAGAGCCAGCAGCAGGGGCAGGACCCGGCCTTGGCGCAGGCACAACAGCAGTTGGCCCAGGCCGAGCAACAGAAGGCGCAGGCGCAGATGCAGAAGGTGCAGGCAGACATGCAGTTGCAGGTTGCGAAATTGCAGCTTGACCAGCAGAAGGCACAGGCCGATTTCGCGCACAAACAGCAAGTGTTGCAGATCGAAGCGCAGCAGGCGCAGGCCGATCTTGCTGAGACCTTGGCGCGTGTTGAGCATGTGAAGGCAGAAACAGCCGCTCTCTTGGCAAACGCTCAAACATCACGCCAGACGGCGGACAACGACACAGTGCGGGCCATTGCCGAGGTAGGTCAACAACAGTTCGAGCAGGATCAGGCACTCCTGCAACCGGCGGTGAGCGATGAACAGTCGCAAATTTAAGCGCCTTGACGCGCAGATTGCGTATCCGTGGCCGGTCGAGGCGCAAATGCCTGATGACGTTTCGGGCATGGATGTGAGTGAAACGATATACGGCCCTGGCCCAGATCAATATGGCACGCTGGGAGGTTTTGTTCTGGGGCGGAACGAATTAGGTGATGAGATATAAGTAGCAACAAATACATGGCATAGAGTTGCTAATGGCTAATCTTGGTAAGAAAGGATAAGATTTATGAAAGCAATGGCCCCCCCTGTTTTCGTTACCAATATTGGAACTGCTACCGATCCGCTAAATGTGGCGGTTGTTAATGCCCCCGCTTTGGTAATTAAAAATTCCCAAAATGGGTCTACAGCTACAAAAACAGATGGTACGTTCACACAATTAAATAACATCCCCTGTTCGTATCTTACAGTAGTCAACAATACGGGCGCATCTTTAATTATTCAGCAGAATAATCAGCCATTCTATGTGCTGCCAGGAACATATTTTACATTCAATGGTATTACCAATGCAAATCAGCTAAGCGCCGCGTACGCAGATAACTCCGGTGCAACAGTATTTTATCGCGCAGAAGGCTAATGTTATTATGCAAATGTACGGTCGCCATCGCCTCATTAACCGGATAGACACGCCACCGACTACCGTCTCCGGGCAGTCAAGTAGAACAACAATAGGCTCATATTTTGATTACAATGGAACCATACGTTTCGCGCCGCCAGGAGTGTTGAGACCGAATTACGTTTACCAGAATGGCGCATGGGTCCTTGATGGGTATTTGAAGGAATCCCAGGCAACGGCCATAACACAAACAATAAATTGGTGGATACCGCACACAGGCCATAACCCGGATATTTCCAACGCGAACGTAACAATCGAACGGATGAGGCTACCGACAGGAGAAGTCGGAAACGTCAACAGGTTCGTCCCGGCTGATGTTACTCAGGATATGTATATTCCTTATGCGTTTTCGCTTTGGCGCGAAATGGTAAACCCCACAGGATACCCTGTGTGGTCCTGCTTTGTTTACATACCGAATTATCAGGATGTGGACCCAAGTATGCGGTTCCGTCTGGGCGTTGACGGCCAATCAGAAGAGGACTGGTCTCCGTGTGATCGTAACTGGTCGCCCGATGTGCTTGCGCGTATGGAGAAAGACTCAACATACGGCTGGCATCTCTACGTTCCGCCCGCGCCTTGTGCGTATGGTTGGGTGCGGGTGCCGATGGGTGGGCGAACGGTTAACGCAGGCAATGCCTACTATGCAGCCACCTTCAAAGTCAGTGCCAACACATTCACGGCTGAGACAGTATTCCCAATCTATATGTGGGGCGCTAACGCTGTGCAATACGAAGCGGGTGATAATTACTGCTCAAGTTTTATTATGGGCAGCGACAAACAATCAATAATTACCCGTGCAGCAGACTAAGAAAGGAAGAAAATGACAGACTATAAGTGGAAAGGGACGCCAGAGGCTATCGCCAACCTGCTCTACCAGGGAGACGGAAAAACATTAAAGGCCGGTGTCCAAGTTATCGGCCCTCGTATCTTGGATGGGGTAGCCTATGTGAATATCCGAACCAATGATGCCTTGACGCTTCCTTCTGGTGTCTCGGAGACTGGTCCAGAACTCTCTGATGCTGTTGTGGGTGTTTGGTATGACCCGCTGACAGCAGAACAAATTGCTCAAATGGAAGCTCCGACAAAAGCTACCAAAAGTGAACAATAAGGAGCAGATTGTCTCTTAAAACTCGTTTACTAACCTTTGTGGGCTCCCTTGGGTTGTTCCTTGGGTGTCCGGCAGCGGCCTAACTGCTGGTGTTCTAAACACAGCATATGATGGTAATATCAACGGAAACCTATCTGTTAGGGCCGCGTTGAATAATGGGGCATCCTGGTAATTTATCTGTACTTTCCCACCAAAACGGTACTATATTACCGCACATGCAGGAAATTGCCTCTAACTATGCGTGGGTTGACAATGGGCGCGGTGGGAAAACATTCCGCCGCATCCATGCGCCAAACCTAAACCGATCTGACCTACCGTGCCCGATGGTAATCACGGATACCATTGATCAGACGCAAAGTATGGCAGATGGGAAATACTACACATCAAAGCAGGCTTTGCGGAAAACATACCGAGCCGATGGCAATCCTCAAGGGGTTGAGTATGTCGAGCTTGGTAATGAGCAAAGGCCACATATTCAGAAAAATGGTGGCATCGTCAGGGATCGTTCGGCGGTGCGCGAAGCCGTTGATAAAGCACTTGCGGCCGTTGAACGGGGCGAAGGAATATAGGCATGAGTGATACAATTTCCGATATCAGCACGGATACGCCGTCAACTGCCCTTGATGAAGGGGCTGTGCACGATGCCGTTGGGGCAGGCGTGGATGAGCCAGAAGGCCAGAGCCCGGCAAAAGAGCAGCCTGATATTGAGAAGTCAGATCCACCCAAAAGCCGTCGTGACACAATCAAGGCCGCCGCTGCAAAGCTCGAAAAAGAAGATACCGCTGACGGGGATACGGAAAAGCCAGCGCCTGTCAAATCCGAGACCGGCAAAAGTGAAGGCGTGTCCAAGGGCAATCCTGAAGCGGATGCCAAGCCGGAGCAGGAAGGGCAGGATCAACCTTCAAAAGATAAGCCCACAGGCCAGCCTGATGAGAAAGAGCGCTTCCGCGAGCCGCCCAAACGCTTCCTGACGAAAGCCAAAGAGACTTGGATCAATACCCCCAACGCCGTCAAGTCAGAGGTGATCCGTCTTGAGCGTGATTACGATGAACTGAGCCAGCGTGCGCAGGAAAACGAACAGTATCGCGCCGGGCTGAAAATCTTTGAGGACTATGCCGAGCGGAACGGTGTGAAGTTGTCTCAGGCTCTGGAAGTTTTCACCAGCCTTGATGCGCTACTCAAACAGAACCCGGTGCAGGCCGTTGCGGAAATTCTGAAAACTGTCAAGCTGACGCCGCAGCAATATGCGCAGATTGTTCAGGAAAACAGCCCGCAATATCAGGCACAGATGCTGATGCCTCGCCAGCAGGCACAGCCGCAGCAGCCACAGCTAACGCCGCGTGAGCAGCAATTGCAGGTGCAGTTAGCGCAGGAACAGGCCGCACGCGTGAATGCTGAGGTGATTGCCCCGTTTGCAGAAAAGCACCCAAGATTTGCAGAATTGCAGGAAACTGTTGTGCGATGCCTGAATTCTGGTATGATCCCAGACAATCTCGCGCCGTATGACCGGCTTGAAGCGGCATATGATATGGCTGAGCGGCTAAGTCCGCGCTCTGCATCATCCACCAGCCAAGCTACTCCGGCGCAGACGACTGCCCAGACTGCCAATCCGCGTGCGGGCAAATCTCAAATATCAGGCGCTCCTTCTTCCGGACAATCCACAAACCCGGTGCGTAGGGGTAAAATGTCACGGCGAGAAGCGTTGACTGCCGCACTGGATAAGGCGTCCGCTTCGTAAGGTGAGGATTGGCCGGAATGGCAATCACTTCAAATGTCCGGCTGCGGCAGGTTCTGACCACAGCCATGGAAGATCGTTCGAAAGATATTCAGGACCTGGTGTTCAACAGCAACCCGGTCCTGCGTATTCTCCGCGAAAACAACAGGTTCAAGCCATACGAAGGCGCGGATATTCGTGTTCCGTTGACCATCGACACGCTGGATGCGCAGTGGTTTACCGGCTATGACAAGTTGGACAACAAGCCGAAGGAAATCATCAACAGTGGCGTCTGGACGCCCAAAAACGTTGCTGTTGGTTTCTCCCTGACCGGAACTGAACTTCTTGCGAATGAAGGGCGCGGCAAGATCATTGATCTTCTGGATGCCTACATGGAGAACGCCGAAAACTCCATGCAGAACGCAATGGAAGAAGCAATCCATGGCGATGGGACCGGTGCTGGTGGTCGTGAGATGATCGGGCTTGGCGGCGCTCTTCCTATTGTGCCGAATGTTGGCGTCTACGGTGGTATTGACCGGGGGCAGGTGCCGATCTGGAGAACCAGCTACTTCAAGGCTACCACTGACTTCCCCGACATTGGCGCTACATGGGATGTGACGACTGCACCGCGTATCGTCCGCCGTATCATCGCCAACCGTTCCAAAGGCAGCCGTCGCGCCGATCTGGTGATCTGCGATGTGTTGAGCTACGACACCATCCAGACCAGTCTGACCGCTATCCAGCGCATTACCAGCGCCAGTATGGCGAAGATGGGTTTTGATGCACTGGAACTGTCAACGCCAGCCGGGCCCGTCTCCCTGCTTTGCGCCAATGGTGTCGGCACGGTCATGCCTGAGAACACCATCTACGGCATTGATAGTCAGGCTCTGGAAGTGCGTTACCATCCAAGCCGCAACATGGTGCCGTTGTTCGAAGGTGATGGTGCGCGCCCCATCAATCAGGACGCTATCGTGCAGTACCTGGTGTGGAATGGTGAAATGGTTCTCAAGAACCCTCGCTATAGCTGGCGGCTCGATACCACACCGGCAGCAGCGTAAGGGAGAACTGCCATGACAATTCGTACAAACCCTTCCCTTGGCTTTAGCCTTGACACCGTGCTTCCCGCTGATGGCTCATGGCTTGATGTGGACGGCAATGTGTCGCCTCAGTATGGCGACGTGTCGTTTGACGAGGACGGCTACAAGCGCGTCTGGGTTACATCGGCTGCGGCGCTGACAGCAGGTGCCAAGATCGGCATTGATGATAACGGGAACGCCTCAGCAGCCGATACTGGCGCATATACGGCCCCGGCTGCCGTACCGGCTGGTGGCTCGTTCTGGGCTAAAGCCGCAGCTATCTGATGACATGGGGGAGTGTGATAACTCCCCCTTTCTTTTCTATCAGGGTAAATCATGGAAATCGCAATAAGCCGCGTTGACAAGCCGTTCACCGACTATCAGGTGACGCCGTATTTTCGCTATGACACCGTTGAAGACGTAGCCGCCTCCTTTCGGGAGAAGCGCCCGGTGATGCGCACAATCGAACTGTGCGAAATGCGGATTGCTGGCGACAAGAATTTCATGCCTGTCGTTCCGGCGGACAGCATCTGGAGGCAGGAAAATGGCCGGGCCATTACCTATGCCGAACGGTTTGCAGACCAGTACCGCGCCTTCAAGCTTGGCAACGGACAGAACGCGGATGGAACGCCACTTGAGGAACTCGCCCCCTACGGCATTACGCCTGCCAACCTGAGCCTGTGCCGCACCATGCAGATTACGTCCATTGAAGGGCTGCATGCGCTGGAAGGGAAAGGCCTGAAGGCATTGGGCGTCATGGCGAACGACCTCAAGCGTATGGCGGCCTCATGGATGGCTGATCAGGCGCGCGGTGGAGAAGTTGTCTCTGAGCTTGATGCGCTGCGTCGTCGTGTTGCTGAGCTTGAGGCCAGCGAAAAGGCTGTTGAGGCAGTTGCAGAAGGCGCACTTGAGGATGTCATTGAGGCCAGCGCATTCGCGGCCATGGATGAGCGCCAGTTGAAGGCCTACATCAAAGAGCGTACGGGCCAGACCCCTCTGGGAAATCCGTCTCGTGAGACGCTGCTGCGCATGGCCGAGGAGGCCTGACAATGACTGTTCTGGACTGTTTCAGGCAGGCATCTCGGCGCTTGCTTGCGCAGGACCAGAACAGCCTGTTTACGGGGAGTGACCCGTTCCAGATCAAGATGCAGGCCATTATCTCGGAAGCCGTTCTGGATATAGCCCAGCAGCATGACTGGCTGGCGCTGACCAGCCTCTGCACGCTGACCACGGACGGCAGCACGGCAGACTTTGACTTGCCAGATGATTACGGGCGCATGCTGGTCAAGGCCGATGTGCATTCCTCCATCTGGTCAATCAATTATCAGGAATGCGCTGATCTGGATGAATGGACGCAGCTACAGCGCTTCATGCCATCCACTGTTCCGGGCTACTGGATCATTTATGGCGGCCAGTTCCATCTGATCCCCACGCCGCGCGCAAATGAAAACCCGTGCTTCTGGTATATCTCAAGCAATCTGGTGAAGGATGCGGATGGTACGCTCAAGCCACTTTTTACCGCAGATGCAGACACGTTCCTGCTGGATGAGCAGCTTCTCACGCTGGCGATGATCTGGCGCTGGAAGCAGGCCGAGGGTCTGGATTACGCCGAGGATATGCAGAATTATGAGGTAAGGCTGTCCCAGATTGCAGCCAAGGATCATGGGAGCAAGCCTATCCGCAGCAATCGGCGAGGCATGAACCGCCTTGGCATATGGGGACTGCGCCGGTGAGGACCCCCGTCCAGTCTCGTGGCAGAGGCCGCAAGGCGCAGGTTGTCAGCTTCCCACCGCCAACCGCAGGCTGGATCAGCAACCAGAACCTGATTGCCAATACCAGCAATACGCCGGGGGCCGTTATCCTCGATAATTGGTGGCCCACACCGCAGACAGTCCGTATCCGCAAAGGGTGCGCAAAATATGCTCAGCCAGATAGTACGCAGGACTGCACTAGCCTAATGACATACGATAGCGGAGGCATCGTAAAGCTGTTTGCTGCTATCGGTGGAACCATCTGGGACATATCGAGCCCGAGCGCACCCGTTGCGGCTGTGAGTGGCCTTACAGGCGGCGAATGGTCCAGCGTGCAGTTTGCCACAGATGGCGGCGTGTTTCTGGTCGCATGCAATGGTGTTGACCCCGTTCAGCTTTTTGACGGCACGCATTGGTGGCCCCTGACGGGATACGCTATTGAACTGGTGCAGCTTGGCACTGTCACCAAGGCTTTCACGGATGGCGAAACCGTAACGGGCGGAACGTCTGGCGCAACCGGGAAAGTTCTCTTCCAGCAGGGACAGCAGCTTTACGTTCAGTTGACCAGCACGGCTACCTTCAAGAGCGGAGAAACCATAACAGGCACAGCAGACGGGAGCGCAGTCGCCGCAGCGGATGGCAGCACATATTGGCCCGGTATTACGCCAGCCGATGGCTCCTCAATCAGCACGCTGCATCCGTCAACATTTACCTATGTCTGGGCCTATATGGCGCGGCTGTATTTTGTCCAGGCAGGCACCCTTAACGTCTGGTATCTCAGTGCCGGGGCTGTTTCTGGCACGGCTACACCGTTCCCTATGGGCGGCATCTTTACGGGGGGCGGATCACTCCTGTTTGGGTCCTCGTGGTCGCTCGACAATTCCAGTAGCAACGGGCTGTCCGAGCAGTGCGTTATGGTCACGGATGAAGGGGAGGTCGCTGTCTATCAGGGGTATGACCCGAACCTGTCCTCATCATGGAGAAAGGTTGGGCTGTATCGTGTCGACAAGCCGCGTGGAAAGCGCGCCTTCATCCGCAATGGTGGTGATCTTCTTATCGCCACAGATGCCGGTCTGATCCCACTCACGCAGGCCGTTGAACGCAACCCATCCAATCTGGCCCCCGGCGCTGTATCCTATCCAGTGCAGGACGCATGGATGCAATATGTGTCCGAGCGACCAACACGGAACTGGCAGGTTCAGGTCTGGACAGAAATGCAGATGGTGCTGGTGTCCATACCAGAGGCCGAAAACTATCAGGCATATCTGCTTGTGGTGAACATGAACACCAGCGCATGGGCCCGCTTTACGGGCTGGGACGCGCTGTGCATGGCCGTATCCGGCGGACAGTTATACTTCGGCACAACATCAGGCCGGGTGGCAGCCGCATGGCAGACTGGTTATGATATGGGCGCGCCATTCACGGCCATCTATGCGCCTCTGTTCCATGATCTGGGAGGAACGTTTGGGGCCAAGATGCCCAAAGATGCCAGCATGATGATGCGGGGTAGTACTGACGTGTCATGGTCCATCTCCATGATGTATGACTACGTGCTGACCATTCCATCTGCGCCCGCTGCCCCCGCCATAGACAGTGCTTCCGTTTGGGATGCGGGAATATGGGATCAGTCCATGTGGAACAGTTCCACCAATATGACAGCGCAGAAGAAGTGGAGCGCCGTGGCAGGCATGGGCTATGCCATCAGCCCATGCTTCCAGATCACCAGCGGGAACCTGCTTCCGTTCGATAACGAGATTGTCAGGATTGACGTGACGTATCTTGCGGGTGGCCTTCTTTCATAGCACTTTCCAAAAACAAAATGCTTTTTGGAATGGACCATGAAACGTAATTTAGCTGCACTTTTATTGCTCGCACCCATACCCGCATACGCTGGGAAAGCTAAGCAGGCACGCCTCCAAATGGAGGCCGATGTTGCTTCATGCAATCAGCAATTCCCTATTATGCGCGGGAACATGGCTCGCCGAGCTCAATGCATCGGGACGGCGCAGTTAAAGCGCGATGCAGCGCTTGGAGCAAATCCGCGCCCGACGATTTTAATAACAGACAAAGCAGTGCAGGTTTGGGGCTTGGTTGATCAGGGGCGAATGGCCCCTCAGGATGCCATGCAGCAGATACAGGCCCTCGGAGCGGCCTTACAGGCACAGCAGAATTATGAGAACAAAGTAAGGGAAGACAAGGAAGACGCGGACAGAAGGTATACCATGGGGCAAGCATTACAGAACGCCGCTCGGAACTATCAAAATTCATTACAGACGAATCAAGTCAGACCAAGTCTTAACTGCACAACAATGCCTTTAGGGGCGGGTCAAACCACGACACATTGCTATTAGAAGGGTATTGGGGGAATGATATGTGGCTAATTGTTATTGTCATTGCCGCATGGTTTTATTGGGGAAATTTCGGAACTATAATAGCCAATCAGTTCTGGAAAAATGATGCCGCCCCTTGGGAAAGGGTAACCGCAGTTTATTATCCAGACAATATGGATATGTCTAAGTATCAAATATATGAAAATTTAAAGAACGTTGAGGATTGCCAAAGAGTTTCTCATTTAGCAGCCACCCTCAATGGCGATGCTACTATGACCCATAGCAGCTATATTTGTAATATAGGGAAGGAGAGAGAAGAGGGCGGCCTGACAATATATCGGACAAATGCTAAATAATCTCCACCCTTCCCACACCCCCGCGAGTCCAACCAAACCCTGTACACGCAACCACGTGCGCACTATCATCCCGGCATGTTCCGCGTCCTTACATCCGTAGACGATTACCCGCGCATCACGGCGTTCCTGTCTGAACGGCTGGGGGTTCGGTTTTTCCCGCCATATACCTGTATCGCTTCGGAGCGGAATGGAAAAATAGAATGCGCAATCCTGTTTAATATCTACACAGGATTCGACATTCATGTTACCATTGCCGGGAACAAATTCTCCCGTGGATTGCTGCGGGAGTTCGGGTGGTATCTTTTCAGGCAACTAGAGGTCGAACGGTTTACCGCCATCACCGAAAAGCAGAACGTCGTCAGGCTGGTTGAGCGACTTGGTGGGAAGCGCGAAGGCGTGATCCGCAACTACTTCGGCTCCGGCAGAGATGCAATCCTTATGGGCGTTCTGAAGAACGAATACCGGTACCAAACCCATGGTAAGCTCGCCATCAGCGCCTGATCCGTACAAAACGGCAGATGCGCAGTCCCAATATAACCAGAACACGGCTGTTACTCAGCAGCTTCTGAACATGACGGACCAGGTCACGCCTTACGGCAACGTGACCTATACGCCCAATGGGACGACCTCCATTACAAGCCCTGATGGAAAGACCTATCAGGTTCCGCGCTTTACCCAGACTACAACGCTGAATAACCAGCAGCAGCAAACGCTTGACCAGCAGCAGCAGGCCGCAACCAATATTGCGTCCACGGCCAATAATCTTTCAAATGCTGGGCTTTCCGGCCTATCTCAGGCTGTTGATACATCCGGTGCGCCCGCGCTGCAAAGCAGTCTGGGCAGCGGCTATACAACTACTCCGGGGAATGATTACAGCACCAATCTTGGAAATGGATACACCACCAACCTTGGCAGCGGGTATCAAACCAAGGTCGGAAACGGTTATTCCACTGATTTAGGGTCAGATTACAACACCTCATTTGGTGGTGATGTTTCTCAGGCCATGACAAACGCCAAAAACGCCGTCATGGATCAATATACCCCTACGCTTGACCGCAATGCAGAAGCCACACGCGCGCAGGAACTGGCATCAGGTGTCAGGGCTGGCAGCGCGGCCTATAGCGCAAATGAGCAGACGATTGGTGACAACTATACACGGGCGGCAGACCAAGCCACACAAACGGCACAGTCTGTGCAAAATCAGCTTTTCAATCAGCAGCAACAGCAGGCCGCCTATACAGATAGCGCCCTGCTGAATAAGGCCAACTATACCAACAACGCGGCCCTTAATCAGGCGCAGTTCGGTAACTCTGCCTTATTGAGTGGTGCTCAGTTTGGCAATGAGGCCGCCCTGAACCAGTTCAACGCCCAGAACAATGCAGCACTCAGTTCCGCGCAGTTTGGCAACAGCGCTCTGCTGAACAGTGCCAACTTCAACAACAGCGCGAACAGCCAGTGGCTTCAGAACTATTACCAGCAGCGTGACCAGCCTCTGAATGAGCTATCGGCGCTTCTGTCCCAGTCTCAGGTCAACAATGCGAATACTGCTACAAGCGCTACACCCCAGACGCAGGTGGGCGGCGTGGATTATAGTGGCATGGTGCAGAGCAATTACGCCCAGAAACTGCAGCAATCCAATCAGCTTACCAGTGGGCTGTTTGCGCTTGGTTCAAGCGCTATGGGCGTTGGCGGCTCCTTGCTTGGTGGGGGGTAATAAATAAATGGCAAACTTCATTTGGGGAGCGAACGGCGAAGAGGTCACGCCGGATGAAATCGCCCAAAGACATCAAATGGCTCAAGCCCTATTGCAGCAAGGCCAACAGACGCCCGCCTATAACTGGGCGCAGGGTGCCGCCAACATGCTTAATTCCTTCATGGGCGGCTTTATGCAGGGCCGCGCCATGCGGGCTGAACGGTCGAATGATGATTTCAACAAGGATGCACTAGCAAAGCTGCTTTCTGGCAATCAAGGAGAGTCTGTTTCTGGAGATGCTCCCAGCGAAGCCCCCCAAGCGCAAAGCGGTGAAGAAGATTCCGTTGCACAGGCCCTTATCAATCCGCGCACAGGGAGCGCAAGTCATGTCGCGCAAGAAGGAGCAACTGCGCTCATAACGCAGAACCTTCTTGATCATATGCGGCAGGCAGAAAGTGGCGGAGATGCCGGCGCTACAAATCCGAACAGCAGCGCAACGGGCGCGTATCAGTTCACCAGTCCGACATGGACAGCGCTCATGCACCAACATCCTGACCTGGGGCTTACAGCAGATGGGCGCACAGATCCTCAGCAGTCTCAGGCTGCGGCCAAACAGCTTGCAACGGATAACATCGCGTATCTGCTGGCAAAAGGCATCCAGAGCCCGACAGAAGGACAGACCTATCTCGCGCATTTTGCAGGCGCACCAACCGCTGCCAATCTGATACAGGCCAGCCCTGACACGCCTGTTTCTCAGGTTATGAGCCCGCAGCAGATCGCGGCCAACCCGTTTCTGCGCGGTATGACTGCCGGGCAGGTGCAGGATTGGGCGGCACAAAAAATGGGCGGTGCGGGCCCGTCCCAGATGCCGCCTCAAAATCCGCAGTATTCCGCGCCCGCAGCCGTACAAACGCCCACGCAAGTGGCTCCCTCGATGCAGGAAGGCCCCTCCATGAACGCGCTGATCGGAGTGTTGTCTGATCCGCGCGCAAACCAGCAAACACGCGGCGTAGCTTCGGCATTACTCAATAATCAGTTGCAGCTTCATCAGGTCCAGCAGCGGTACCAGATGGAGCAGGCCGATCCCGAAAACGTAGCCCGCCGCCGGTACTATGACATGGAAACGCAGGCGCTCCAGCAGCGCATGAACCAGCCTCAAAAGCAGGGCCCGGAATACAATCTCCTGTCGCCGCAACAGGCGCAGCAGATGGGGCTTGATCCATCCAAATCGTATCAGATGGATGCGACCGGGAAGATCATGCAGATTGGCAACAGCGGCGTAAATGTCACCCTTAACAATGGACCGAATACAAGCGAGTTTCAAAAGAAGTCTGACGACGAAGCAGCGACTCGGATTGGTGGCTATATCACGGAAGGCGCACAGGCCCCGGCGCTCATTGGCCAATTGCAGCAGCTTTCTGACCTTTCGCGCAACATAGGAACCGGGAAGGGCGCACAGTTTATGTCCGCCGTCGGACCGTACGCGCAGGCGCTTGGTGTGAACGTAAAAGGCCTTGACCAGCAGCAGGCATTTACCGCGCTGGTTGATCGTATGGCTCCCCAAATGCGCCCGGTTGGTTCCGGTTCGTCGTCTGACACGGACGTTCGCATGTTCATGAACAGCTTGCCGCAGTTGGGAAATACAGATCGCGGCAACCAGATCATTGCGGGCACAATGCAGGCCCTCCAGCAGAACAAGGTTCAGGCTGCGGACATAGCAGCGCAGGCTCAGCGCGGCCAGATCAGTTGGCAGGATGCGGAAAGCCAAATCCGCAAACTTCCCAACCCTTATGAGCAGTTCAAAAAGGCTCATGCTGATCTTGTTGGTGTGTCTCAGCCACACCAAACTGCTCCTCAGTCTGGAATGCGCACAACGTCCAGCGGCGTGACGTGGAGTGTCCGCTAATGCCTACGCTCACGATCAATGGCCGGGATGTGGATGTTGGCGATGAGTTTCTTAAGCTCTCGCCGGAACAGCAGAACGCGACTGTGGATGAAATCGCGCACAGCATGGGGGTTGGGAAGAGCACGCAATCCGATACGGCCCCATCCATAGCGGAAGGAATAGGCAGGGCGGCAGCAACTGGCGTACCGGTCATTGGCGGTCTGTTAAACAAGGCTGATGCGGCAACAAACGCGACACTTGCGCCCGTTCTGAATGGCCTGTTTTCCCCCGATCAGCAGTTACAAGGCGATTGGTCGCAGCGCTACCATCAGGCACTCGCTGTCCAGAATGGAGCTGACCAACAGTTCGCACAGCAGCATCCAGTTCTGAACACGGGTGCGCAGATCGCGGGTGGTATTGCGTCTACTGCACCGTTGGCGTCCATCGCCATTCCTGCACGCCTAGCCCAAGCCCCCGGAGCAATTGCGGCCGCAGGTCGTATTGGCTGGACTGGCCTTGAAGGCGCAGCACTTGGCGGAACGGATGCCTATGCACGCGGGCAGAATGTAGGGCAGGGCGCGGCTATAGGCGCGGCAGGCGGCGCAGGCGGACAAGCCCTTGGGGAAGCTATCGGCGGCGCATCAGATCTTGTCCGCGCACTTATGCGCGGCGCGAACGGAAGAGCAGAAGACCGGGCGGCGGGTATCATCCGGCAACTTGGTCAATCGGATGCACTGTCACCAGCGCAGGCACAGTCAGAGCTTGCGCGCCTTGGGCCTGATGCCACTCTGGCTGATCTTGGCCCAAACATGCAGCAGGGGGCGCGCGCAGTGGCTTCTGCACCCGGATCAGCCCAGCAGAGACTGGTTGAGGCTCTTACGCGGCGTGCGGACGGGGACGGGCAGCGCATAACCGGCGCTATGGATGCGGCGCTTGGGCCACGCACCAACGTTTTGGACAGTGCGGACCAGATCGCAGCCTCTCGGTCTGCTGCTGCCCGTCCTCTGTATGATCAGGCTTATGCATCTAAAGTCCCCATGACTGAAGATATGCAGAAACTCCTCACGCGTCCCAGCATGCAGAGGGCCTTTGCTGGCGCGCAGAAATTGGCGGCTGATGCAGGCCATGAGATAGACCCAGAAAAGCCGACAGTAATGGCGCTGGATTATACCAAGCGCGCTCTTGATGATTCCATTTCCAGCAATCTTCGCGCGGGCAATAACAATGAGGCGCGCATCTTGATGGAAAACCGGAATGCATTGCTTGAGCATATGGACAAGGCTGTGCCGGAATATGCCCAAGCGCGGCGCGTGTTCTCGGATTATTCAAGCGTGGCAAATGCCCTTCAGGAAGGCCAGAAGGTATTCAGCAATGCGACAACGCCCGATATGTTGGCGCGCTCTTTAGCCAACATGAATGATGCGGAAAAGCAGGCTTTTACCGAGGGAGCACGCCAGCAGATTGCGCAAACTATGGGAACAGCCCGTAACGATGCAAATGCAGCCAAAGGTGTTTTGGACAAGGGATACAACAGGGAGAAACTTGCTCTCCTGCTTGGGAATGATCCTGCATCGCGCCTGAATAACGCCGTCGATGCTGAACGAACGTTCGCCGGGACAATGCAGGCGGCCCGTGGAGGCTCCATGACGGACCGGAACATCCTTGCGCAACAGATTATACCTGGGGATCAGAAAACACCCGTTCTGCGCTCGCTTCTTAACCTGCGCTTTGGTGACGCGGCCCTTGGTGTTGGTGAACGCCTAGCAAGCGGAGCTATAAATGCACGCAACGAACGTACCCGTGACGCAGTAGCCCGCGCCCTCCTATCCCGTGATGCATCGGCCTTTGCGCCTGTAGCGCCAACGCAGAACACGCTCGCCCCCAATATAGCCGCCCTTCTTGTTGGCGGCACTCTGCCAGCAGAGAGACAGTAAAATGCCATACGACAGCAACGGAAACTACACGCTTCCCACGATCTATCAGGCCAAGCCTGCCACCACCATTCGGACGGAACAGCACAACACGCCGTTTGAGGACGTGCAGGCAGCGCTCAATCAGGTTCTGCTGCGCAATGGAGCTACGCCGGTTACAGCCAACTGGAACATGGCGTCCAACCGCATCATAAATCTTGCAGACGGAACTGCTGCGACAGATGCAGCTACCGTTGGGCAGTTAAGCAAGTATCTGGCGCTCTCAACCACCTCCCTTCAAACTGTCAGTGGCTCTGTCAATTTTGCAGGCACACTGAAGCTGGCATACGGCATCCCATTCAGTGGGGGCACCTCTACCGGGTCTAGCAGGTGGGTTCCACTCTTCACTGCTGGTAACCCATCGAAAAGCGCGAACAATGCATTTTCCTTTGGTTTCCAGATTTTCGATATTGTTGGTGATCCTGACAATGATCTATCTGGCATCAATATGCTCGGCTTCGACTATGCGGGCGTACGGTATGATGCTTATTTTTCATGGAAGGGGAACATCACAACCCCCAAAGGGAAGGTTGCATTTGTTTCTGATGTATCTGCCGAAACCAGCCGCGCAGAAACTGCCGAGAATAATCTCCAGAATGCGATTGACGCTGAATCTACCCGTGCCTCTACGGTGGAGAGCAATCTTCAAAGCGGAAAGATTAGCAGGAACGGTGACGATGCCATAAACGGCTCATTTAACGTCGCAAATACGCTGACTGTTGGAACGTCTTTCTCATGGACGGCAAGTACGGGGTACGGGTTTTTCTACCGGCGTACTACCGCACTAACAGGCGCTTTCGACTGGTATTCTGACTATGGGGCTATTAAGGCGTCCATACTCAGGCTACTTACAGATGGAACCCTCAATATCCTTGGGGCGGGGACTTTCCAGGTTCGGGGCGATGATGTTGCTCTTGCCAAAAATATCCCGACCGACTACGTGACGGGAACCACCTATAACTCAGACTTCAGCACCAGTGACGGCCGTGTCGTCAACATGGCATATGGGCATAGATGCCAGACGTTCACTGTGTCGGCGGCATCCGGAACACGTGTAAACTTCCCGACCGGGTTCTCAGGCGCACCAACGTCCATCCAGATAACGCCAGAGGACCATACAGATACATGGTACACAGATAAGGACAGCGGCGGGTTCACTATTTGGAATGCGAATAACGTAACGCGCGTTTTTTCCATTACAGCATGGGGGCCGAAGTAAGAAAATGGTAGACGTGAAAACAGAATACCCAGAGCGCTATTATGCCCGCTACGACACAAAAGCTGCGCAGCCTACAGTGGTTACAGGTTGGTTTGATACGTGGGGCATGAGTGATGTATCTGGCCTGCCCAATGCGTCAGAAATGATTGCTGTACCCAGAGAAAACTTTCAGGATCATGCAACGTCTGGCGTTGGCGTTCAGGATGGGAGGCTGATTTCCTATACAGCCCCTGCGCCCATCAAGGATCTGGCTGGGTACGAACTGACAGGATGGGTTGCCTCACAGGCGTCAATGGCATCTGCCATGGGAGAGACGTTTACATCTGATATGAAAGCGTATGTGAAGGCGGTTCAGGCTATTGCCGATGGCACGGACACTGCCAGCACAAAACTGCCGGACAGACCGACAGGTATCATGACTTAAACCTTGCGTGGGATTGCGTGTTGCGGTACCATCTTACTGTAATTCGCCTTCTCACGCTTCGGCAGCTAAGGCGGCAATCTCCCCAAATTCAAGGTATGCCATGGGTGATTTAGCCGCTTTGCAAAGCGCAGACCCTTTCAGCCATTATATAACGCGGCCTGAATTCACCGAAGTTCGCAATGACGTAAAGACATTGGAACGCCAGATGGTGGAAGTGCAGACAATGCAGGGAACCCAGCAGGCCACGTTGAACGAAATCCTCTCTACCGTTCGTAAGCAGGGTAGCGTAAGGGCAATGGTCATAGCGGGTTTTTCCGGCCTTGGCGGCGGCGTTGCTGCGGGGGCTGTTTATCTCTTGCACTGGCTCAGCCAATGAGCGGCCTCTACCTCCCGCATGTGCGCGCCTTCTGGGTCAAGCCAGCGCTGGCAGCACTCCCGGCGAAACTGAATACGCTCTCTGCCCAGCAGGGTGTGCTTGGTATCGGCAATAAAGAGAGCGGATATCGCTATCTTCAGCAGGTTGGTGGTGGTCCTGCCCTTGGCCTATGGCAGATGGAGCCACCCACGCATGATGACCTTTGGCGCAACTTCATCCGCTATCGTGCTGAATTGTCCGCGCCACTGTATCGCATCCTGAATGGCGTCAAGCCTGATGCCGCACTGATGGCATCGCGCCCGATCTACGCGGCGGCCATGTGCCGGGTGCATCTCTTCCGATCTCCCGAACCGCTTCCCAAAGCATATGACGCAGCCGGATGGGCCGGGTTCTGGAAGCGCAACTACAACACGGAAGCCGGGGCAGGCGTAGCGGAAGCCGCCGTCCCATATTTCCGCGAAGCTATGGAGGCATAGGGTGGACCCTACGACAGTCCTTACATCCGTATTCAATTACGTTCTGCCCATGCTCCCGGCTCAGTGGGCCGCTGCGGCAAGCGTAATTGGCTCATTCGTGGTCAGCACCTGTGCGCTGGCTGCGTACTTTTGGCCGCGCCCCAAGGATGGCAGCAGGTGGCTGCCTGTTTACGAGGCCATCAACAAGCTGGGTCTGAACGGCAAACACGCGGCCAATGCCGATGATACCGCAGCGAAAACCTCAACTAAGAATTGACTGGAACCCGTCATGAATACACAGGCACTTATCACCGCAGGCGAAACCGTCTTCAAGACTGTATCCGGTAAGACAATTTCTGCAAGTCTGGAGTCTAATATTGCAGATGTTGGCTCTCTGGTAACGGTTGGCCTTAGCCTGCTTGAGCGTAACACAGAGTTCAACGTCTCTGGCGTTGTTGATGGCCTCACACAGATCCTTTCCGGCGTGAATACCACCGTGCAGGCTGCAAAGACCAAGGCCGTGAACGCCAGCGCATCCACCGGCGGCGCATGA